TGATGGTAATTCAATTTGCCTCCTAGTTATTTTAGTCTATCTGTTTTATTAGCAATTGACAATTCGCCAACTTGCTCATTAGGAAAGTTAAGGCAATAAAGAACCACCGCTGAGCGGGTAAATGCACAGCGGTGGTTTTTGTATAAAATTTGTGAGAGAAAATAACAATAGTATCTTATTCCCATTTTTCAGTATAAGGATGATGAGGGGTCATCTTTATAATTAACGTGATTTAAATTCATATTCATTCCTTTTATGGATTTAGATCGGGAAACGTGGCGTGTGCTTTGTGTTTGGCTCATGGTCGCTAAAATCATTCATTAGCGTTCAAAGTGTGTTCCGCAGTTTCCGCTCTCATGTAATTTAGGTTATCTACCTTCTGAGTGATTCTTAAGGTAGGGGAATGCGCCGCTTGGGTTGAGCCTTGCGGCGTTTTTCTTTTAACGGAATCGAAAGTAGGCTTGCTGTTCTTCATGCGCAGTAAGCTCACCTCCCTTAGCCTTGTAAATGGCAATCACCTGTTTTAACTGTTCGGCATCTGCGATTTCATAGCGGTAATATTGCCCCATTCCATCTGCAGTCTTTTCCGTTGTACGTTTCACTTTGCCGATTAAATGATTGCGTTCAAGTTCACTGATATAGTTACGCGCTGACGTCATGCCCATTGAATAACCATCAATGCCGCTAATGCTAGAAAGAATTAAACGGTGTAACACTTTTAAGAATTGTGTTGGTTTTCTTGCTTCGTTCATCTTCCACCACCTTAAGCGCGTGCCGCTTTTTGTTCTTCAATCCACGCATTCACTTCTTCTAAGTCCCAACGGACAAAGTTTTGTGAAAAGCGGATCGGTTGTGGGAATTGTTTAGCTCTTACAAGCTCATTGAGTTTGGTGCGACCAAAGCTTACGCGTCGGCAAACATCGGCACCGGTGATGAGTTTTTTAGATCGGGTTTGAGATTGGCTCATAAAAAATACCTCTCGTTAGTTTAACTATGTGGAATAGCGTTCTATTCCGTTGAGTTGTTCGAACGATAGGGATGTTATGAATAAAACACTTTTAATTCAAAGGCTTAACTTCCTAATAAGAAATGATGGCTTAAATCGAAAGAAAAAGCCCCTTAAATCGAAAGACTAAGAGGCTTTTATAGGAAACTATGATTTTTTAGGTGGGAAAATTGCTTTTATAATATCGTTTGATTCATCAATTAACTTGTAAAAAGTGTCTGCTGCGATATTGGTATTTCTAATTCCTGATTCTTTTAGATCTGCGTTGATAACATCAAATAACTTATTTCTGCTATCAAGTTTTGGATAACAGTTTTTAACCAATAAAGCGAACAGTTGCTTTTGTGGAGAACTTATACGGCCGCTTTGGTTTGTTAAACTAAGAGAGTCTATTATCTTTTGCTTTTCCTCAAGCTCTGATTTTAATTTTTTGATTTCTTGCTCTAAAGCATTACATTTTAAAGGTTTGTCGGATGGTATAAGCTTAATTAAATCATCATAACTGATTTTTATATCACTAAAATTAACTCTGAAAGTATGTTTTATATATAACCTTTCATCTTCATTATATTTTGGATATTCCATTCTAAAATTAAAAGAAGTAAAAATATCAGCTTCAAAAGGCGTTTGGACATTAAATTCATCTAATAATAAATAATTTGTATTTTTTACTCCGTGCTGTGGTAAAGACTGATTACAAAATAGATCTAATAACTCAGGATGTAAAACAACATATCCTTTATATTCTGTTATTTTTGCTTTATTGAAAGATAAGTATAAATCATCTCCATCAAGAGTTATTTCATCATTAGGAACAATACTAAGAGAGGATGAGCAATCTTTTAAATGTAAACCGATTTTATCTTCGCACTCTATGGATCGTTCTTTAAAATAAATTTCAGAATCATCAGAAATAAAAAATCCTTCTGACTCATTTCTGCCTATTTTTACTAATTGATTGTCTTTAATCTCAATTTGTAATAAAAATCTTATTTTTTCTTCAATCGCATAAGAATATAAAAGATTTTCCTTTATAGCTGAATTAGTTCTTTGATTGATAAAATCGACCGATTGATTTAATGAATAATAATCGAGTGGTAAAAGTTCCATAAAACGCCCCTTCCGCATTTATCCTTAATTGATAGGAGCGCACCAACAAGATAAGGTTTCTTGCTTTCGGGGATCAGCCTAGGTGCGCTTTATTCGGTTATTTGTTTTTTATATCTACACTAATATCTATTAAAGTGGTTTCTTTGCCGGTGCTGCCGTCTATCCAGTTTATCGTGCCGGTAATAAGTGGCTTATTTTCTTTCTGCTTCTGTAAAGTCTTTTGAATAATCGGACGATTAATTTCATGTTCTACCCAACTATTCTTTCTTTTTTCTCGCTCGTCCACCAACCGTTTATTTTCTTTCCGGCGCTTATATTCATCGTAAATAAGCCAACCGATAGTAAATGAAAGCCCGCCGGCTAAACCAAAGGCCACAATAAACCACCAGTCTTGAAAGGTAACTATTGCTAATACGACAAAAAAAGCAGCAACCATACACTTTATTGCAACTAGTATCATCCCCATAGTTCCCCCTTGTTTTTACTGGTTATTATAGCAAATAACATAGTAATAAAGGGGGAAAGATTCAATAGTGTAAGGGAAATATTTTATTCTTCATCACTTACCGGCATTGATTCTTTTTTGCTGTTTTAGCATGGCATCAAGCTGTTTCTTGGCAATAAAGTAAATCGTTTCTAACGCGTCCATATTCAGGCTATTTGGTCGGCTGTCTATTTCTCGCTTGGCCGCATTACATTTACATTCTAATGCGTGAATAACTTCACTGATTGGATAGGGTTCTTCATCATCGTAAAGGCTGACAAAGGTAAAAAGTGCGGTCGATTTTTTATAGTGATTCACCGCTGAAAGAAGTAAGTTTTGTTTTGCCTGTTTACATCTCATAAATCAATACCATTAAATTGTTCCAATGCCTGTTTGTGTTCTTCCGATAACTCAAAAATCAGATCGCCATATTCAAGTTGATAAGTGCCGAATGACATCAAGAAAGCTACTGCCGGATCGATTTTGTTTGCGGCCTTCTTCTTGTTTGGTTTAATGTTGGCGTTCGCATCGGTTTCCATTACAACGTTGGATAATGCCCACGAAAGCACCGGATCGCCATGGTGTTCTATCACTTGGCGATTAATCAACACTTCTGCACTTTTCGCCACCGGGCTAAATCGTTGGTAGGTTTGCGGGAATGGTTCTACTTCCAAGCCTGCTGCCTGTAATTGCGTTCTTAAATGCGTGGCGTTCCAAACATCAAAGCCGATCATTTTGATATTGAAGTTTTCCGCATCTTTGAGAATATCATCGCGGATTTTGTCGTAGTCGATACAGTCGCCCTCTGTGGCAATAAGCCAACCATTGCGCACCCAGTTTCGATAAATGGCCCGGTTCTTGTTGGCCACATTGTTAAGCTGAAATTCAGGAATATAATGCCGAGTAATCAACCGCACTTTTTTCCCTTGTGGGAAGGTGTAACAAAGGCTTGTTAAGTCGTTGGTGCTAGATAAATCCAAGCCTAAATAGCAATCTTGATGAAGTAAGTCGCTTTCCGTGTAATCTCGTGCGCACTGCGCCCAATTGCCTTCGCCTAGCCATGGTGTCGTGCCTTGGCACCAAACATTAAAACGCTTGGTGAGCATTTCCACCCACTCGGAAGGAATCCCTCGGGCTTTCTTGATTGTGTTTTCAAAATCAAAGTAAGGAATGGATTTACCGATATTCGGATTGGCTTTTATCCAGTTTTCCGGATTATCAATTTCGCTTTCTTCGTCTAATTCAAAAATCAGTACAAATAGGCTGTCGTTTTGTTCGTTGCCTTCCAGTATTTGTGCGCAGTAATCATAGTGCTGTTTACAAGCAGAAATGACGTTACTTCCCGCGGTGGTAATGGCAAACAGTAAACCTTCCGGGCGTGCGCCTTGCCCTAGTTCTAGCGCACTGTAAACGCTGTTATCTGTGTGTAGGTGATATTCGTCCACAATGGCGAGACTTGGGTTAGTTCCCTCAATGGTTGAGGATTTCGCCGCTAACGGGCGCATTAGACTATTTGATTTTGGATTAATCAGTTTATGTTGCTGAATATTGAGCCGTTTGCGCAAAAGGGGAGAGAGTAGGCACATTTGACGCGCATCATCAAACACAATGCGGGCTTGGTCTCGGCTTACTGCTGCAGTGTAAATATCTTGTTGGCCCGCTTCCATCAGTAGGAACCAATTAGCCAACACGGCGGCCACGGTGGACTTGGCATTTTTCCGCGCCACTTGGATATAAGCGGAGCGATATTTTCTCAAGCCGGTATCGGTGCGCTTAAAGCCTAACAGATTGGCAAATAGAAACGTCTGCCAGTCTGAAAGCTCGATTGGTTGCCCGCGTAAATGCCCTTTAACGTGTGGGCATAGGCGGGAGAAAGCCAAGAATTTATTTACCGCACTTTCATCAAAGAAATAAGCGGGGTTCGCTAAATCGTCAAAATAACGCGCTACGGCTTGTTTTATCTTACGACAAGCCACTATTTCACCTGATTGAACTTTCTTCGCGTATTCGTGCCAGATTTTCATTTCTCGCCTACATTGTGAGGATTTCATCCAACATATCAGTAACGTCCGTTTCTACCGGATTTTTACGGCGGCTTACCGGATCGAACCCTAACAGGGAAGACATCTTGATCATGACTTTTTCGGCATCTGCTTTCGCGGACAATGCCGGGTTTCTTGATTGTGTGCCTTGGCTATTTACGATAATGAAGCCATTTTTAGCTAAATCCGCCACGGAATGACGCCAAATTGCGTAGTTTTCGCAATAAATTTCAAGGTTTGTTAAATCTTCCGCTTTAATATCGCCACGTTCTGAAAGTTGTTTAATACGCGCTTTCCATTGGCTTTTAGCAATATCATCCAAGAAATCAGGTGTCTTATAACTTTTTCGCTTGCTCATTCACTTTCCTTATTTTCTAAAAAATCACTTTGCGTAAAAATTTGAGTGGGCGGGCGGTTTTAAAGGGAAGCAGTTTCTTTTTAAAATCTCCCCCCACCCTCTAAATTGTTCTGTAACTCATTGTTTTATAATATTAGACGGATTTCCGTCTTTCTTTGCGCCATATCCGCGTTGGTCTATCACTCGTGTTTTATAGCTGTGACAATCACGACATAAAGGCTGATGATTGCTTGCTACCCAAAACAACGGATCGGATTGTCCGTTCTCTACCGGCTTGATATGGTCTATCACTGTTGCCGGTGTATATTTACCTTGCTCTAAGCACATCACACAAAGGGGATGATGCTTTAAGTATTGCTCGCGGTATTTGCTCCACTTGTGGTCGTAACCACGTGCGCTACTGTTTGGGCGGTTGTCCTTGGGTTTATGCTCCTCGCATCTACCGGACTTTACTTTGTTTCTACATCCGGGATAGCTACAACGTCTTAACGGTTGGTATGGCATCGGTTACTAAATCCTTAGTAAGCGCACGGTTCTCTATACACTTCCCATAATGCGGAAATCGTCATGGGTGCCGGTTTAAGGTTGGCTAAGTCTGTGACGGCTTCGCGGTTCGTGTAGAGATAGGCGATATACATTAAGCAACCAATCTTAATCGCCGGGGTAAAAGGTATGGTCTTTTCCGTTTCTTCTTCCCCAAAGGTTTTGCCAATATGTTTTTGGCATACTTCCAATGTGGCTACCTTATAAGCTTCCAGTAACTCATCATCTAAATCATGATCAAGATTTAAGTGCGCTTTGATTTCATCAATCGTTAAATTAATTTCCGCCATTGCCGGTCAACTCCTTACAGATAAGCTGCAGTTCTTTGTGCGCTTCTTTACTATCAATAATGTTAATTATCTCTAGCGAACGGTTCCCATATTTCACGCGCATAGTGTTATCAACATTAGTTCCGTAACGTATGCGAATGCGCACAGTATTTTCATTTAATGGCACCGCACCGGAGAAGAACTCTCTACCTTGTAATGGTTCAACCGCCGCCCGGATATTGGCAACGGTTTTCCATTTACTCACAATACCGCCGTAGTCGTTCTGTTCGTTCACTTGCTTTTGTAGGCTAATCACCTTGTTATACTTTCCGGCCTTAATCATGATTGCCATTGTTTGCCCCCGGTTCTTGTTCATCACCGCGTTTAACTTCTACGGTTTGTTTCCATGCTTGGCTAAATTCTTCTCCACCCTCATAAGGCGGTAAACCTTCACGGCGGCGGACTTCATTCGGGCACATTACACCGGCTTTAATCGCCACATCGTAACTCTTGAAACGCTCGCTTTGACTTGTGCGCAATAAGTCGCTTGTATCAAATTCAATTAAGTAACGTTTCTTGCTGTTGCTACCTAAATCAATCATCAAGGCATCTTTTAGCTGCTGTTCAAAATTAGTTAGCCAAGGGCGCAAGGTTTGCGATAAAAAGGCTCGACTGGCTTCACTAAAGTTTGAATAACTGCTATTGGAATAGTCTTGAAGGAAAATCGGGCTAATGTTGTAGATTCTGGCAATATCGGAAATTGTGAACGTACGGCTTGCTAACCATTCCGCATCTTGGTTTGTCATGCCTAACTGTTTATATTCCATTGAGCCTTCAAGGATGGGTGTTTTCCCTGCGTTCTTTGCGCCCTTGTAACGTTCAAGGGCTTTTACGGCTTTTTGTGCTTT